TGGAAATGACCAGAATAAACTTGTTCATAACTACCAAACAATTCTTTAGTTAGACCATGATCACAAATCGCACCCTTCAGCATTTCAAAACCAATAATATCAAAGTGACCCATACATATATGAGCACTTGATTTACGTATGGCGTCTAAACATACTTCAGAATTTGTTTTCGTAATCCATGGTACCATTATAACATTAGTTGACCCAAATGTCAACTCAACAGGTTCTTCACGATATATGTTGAAGTTTGTATACTCTTGGAGTAACAAGTTCATTGAGTTAACTTCATTTGTGTTTGTATAATATACGGAGTGATTACCTACAACTGCATGGTATTCAATGTCACGCTTTTGTAGTTCATCAAAGAAAAACTTTTTAGCCCTATCAAGTGTAACATAATTGATGTACTTACGACGGTCAAAGGTATCGCCTAGATCCAATACTGTTTTAATGTTATGTTCATCTAAATGTGGAAAGAACACTTCATTAAAAAACTTTTCTTGATGATCCAGAAATACCTTAGAATCGCCACGCACACCGAGATGCATGTCTGTAATTATAGCAACCTTCACTCTTTAGATTCCTCTTCATTAGCCGCTGCTTCGATTGATTCTTTCTTTTTCGCTTTATCTTTTGCAATCTTATCTTCGTAATCTTGAACAAACGAATTCATATAATCAACATTGGTATTAAGATTTAAATTTACTTCATCACCAGAATATGTACCGCCTGATGCAACCATAACTTGTGACGATTTAAAACGAATATACATTTGCTTTTTCTCTTTTTGAATACGTCTTAAGAATGCGTACCAAATAATTTGAGTAAAGTATGCAAATGGATTAGAAGACTTTTCAGAATTAAAGTTACCCATATATAATAGACAATTTTCAATACCATCTGAAATCATATCATCTTTATATGAATATCCACTAAAGTTTGGTTTTGTCGCAAGTCTTGTTGCGATTTGATAGATGCACTTACCGATATAGTCTGGACACCTTGGTTTTTCGTCACCGGCATCTTCTGCTTCGGTACACGCTTTTTTATATGCAATTAATGCTTCTAAAAAGTCTGCATTGTTAACATAGTTTCTTTTAGCTCTTTTTGCCATATGGTCAGCCAACCTCCTTATTAATTAATGTAACTTGTGTTCCATAAGCCCAGTGACCATTATCAAAGTCAAATACACACCAGTCTTTTAAATCGTCTGAAATAGATAACACATCTTCACCATACTTACCACCATCTTTTGTAATTTCCATCGATGTAATTCTAGCAAGACCATGCCGAGAATAAGCCAAGTCACCTACTTTAATCATTCTATTATTCCTATCTGATTCTATATAATAATAACATAGTAATCGCGTGGTGTCAACTAAAACTTTTTTCAGTACTACTACATTTTTCTATTGACATCACTATTTAGGTATGGTATAATAGACTTATGTCTTATAAACAATATTATATGTTCACCGTATAAATCTTTACATTAAACTGCTCGGACCCATATATTTCAATCCGTTTCCTAAAATGTTGTAAAGTATAATTCTGGTAGGCACCAACACTCAAATCATCAGCAATATCGTAAAGCGTAGCTTTATCGGCATCGTTGCCCTTTCTTAGGGCACGGCCGATTGATTGGAGTACTTTCACTTCCGATTTAGATCCAGATGCGAATATAACATTATCAAGTTTCTTTAAATTAATTCCAGTTGAGAATGTACCAAACGACGCAAGGATATCATGTTGTTTAATAGGATCGTTCTCAATCATATGGCGAATTCTTTCACGTTCTGTGCCTTTTGTTGCACCATAAATGAAATGTAATTCTCTACCTTCTGTTCTTAACATTGGCTCTAATATTTTACCATGTTTTTCAACTAAGTCAAATAGAACCAAATTGTTTTGATCTTTGAGTGACCACAATAGATTTCGTATGAATATATTTCGCTTCTCGTGGTTCGTTATGTATTCTCTTTCAGCAGGATACTTTTGACTTGTATTTTGTACTTTACTTATTGCCTTTTTAAACGCTTTTCTATTTTCAACGCTATGAGACAATACAATTGCTTTTATATTAAAGTCAGCAATAGTACCGTCATCCATAAGATCTTTAGTAGATACATGCTTACGAACAGAACCAAAGCAGCCTTCAAGGACCAGTCTATGCGTTTTGCTCTCTTCCGATTTTAACGTACCGGTAAATCCATGTCGATAATAACATTCGTCAAGCCCTCCCATAATTTTTTGTAATGATTTCGCTTGGAATAAATGTGCTTCATCTCCAAGTACTACTTTAAATTGACTAAACCAATCTTTCCTTAATTTAATAAGAGACTGCCAAGTCGATATAACAATAGGTGCATCTGTGTTTTTATCAATACCACCTTGGATTTTATATATGTGAGATGGATCACAACCATAATCAATAAAATCGCCAGCCATCTGATGTACTAATGATATCGTTGGAACAATAATCAAAGTACGATGTTCAAACGCTCTATAATAATGCTGCTGAATTAAATAAATGATAAGTGATTTACCAGATGATGTTGGTGATAAAGATAAAGAACGACTATCACGTATGGCATCAACGATATATTGATTCTGATAATCACGAGGCTCAAACTTACAGTTTACTTCCTTAGCAATCTCATATCCATAATCGTCAGGAACTTTTTCGCCTTCCATCAAATGTGCAGGAGCATTTAACTCATATCCACGATCTTCACAAAACTTCCGCAGCTTACTAAATAACCCTACATAAAGTACAGGTTTGAGTGGTTGGAAAATACGAATCCATCCGTCCCAAATTCTATTCTTATATGAAGGGTTAAACTGGAATCCGGCGGGTTGAAATTTGAAGTAAGCTTCTAATTCAAACTTAACGCTTGACTCTGTATTGATTTTCAAATACACTGCGTTGATTTGCTCAACGTTAATCACATCAGACATAATATAACCTTACACTTTAATCAGTTTTCTTAATACTATTTATATAGTCTATCCGGTCCTCGATTTCTTTACGTTTGTCGAGTAGAATAACTGGTTTATAAACTGGTGTGATAGGCTTAATAAGAATCTTAGTAATCTCCGGCTTGGAACTTCATCACTGCTATAATATTATTAATAATGAAGTTACGACTATGAATTGTTTTAACAATATCTTCAAGGTAATTTGCCCTGCAGCTATGATAATCAATTTTTAAACTTAATTTGATAATATCAGGATCAGCTTGGATATACTTATCCATATCTTGACGTATGACTTTTTTCTGAAAAGGTTTCCATCCAAACTCACGTAAATCTTCTTCAGCCATAGATCCGTCAATCCATTCTCGTTTGTTCATTTCAAGTATTTTATAATCATACCTAAGCTTCTTAACTTTAAGCGCTTCTTTATAGTACATGTTATAGTATTTAGAATGGAGCTGCGGAATCTTTTTTGCTTCTTGTGCCAATTGAGTTTCATCAATTTTGGCATCACCAGCCCAGATTTCACTAATGTCTTCAGTACTCATGTTAACCTCTCATAATGTATATAGTTATAATTCTATCACAGTTTTGTTAGAATGTCAACCAATTTTTGTATGAGTAAACCTGTCGTATCTGAATACCATCGACGCTTCTGGGTATACGATATCCTGTTGTGTTACGTCTAAAGTAATCTGACTTAACGATACTGGAAAGCAGTTTAAAAACGTAAATGATATGTTAGGATTTTTGTGGCTATTTAATATAGTGATAGAAATATCAGAAACAATTCCATCGTCTGTTTTACCTAATTTAGCAAACTGAGCAAGTTCTACTGGAGACGTAATAGATTCTATCCAATCTAAACATTCAAAATAATTTGCCATGTTTTCGTCTACGATAAAGCTTAGATCTAATTCTTGGTACAATAACTTATCAGGAGTATTATATAAAGTACTTAGAGGGTTTGGCGTTTCCGCTGCACCAGCACTTACACCCGGAACTTGCATCCTTTGAGTAAAGAATTCTACGTTAGGTAATCGTTTGACATTGACTGTAAAACCAATAGGAGATAAAAAATTAGTGTTCATTGGATCATTTTCCTGTTTACATTTGTTTAGAACTGTGGTAGTATTTATCTAAATAGGGTTTACTGATTCTAAATAAATAGTATTCCCAGCAATAACAAAGGAAGATTGCATGGATGATCCTTGCGATGATAGCACACACTGGATAGGTTATATATAATATAGCGAAATAATGGAGCTTTTGAATGAGTAATGACTTTAGAATTTTAACAGCACGTCAACACGTTAGAGAACGTATTGGTATGTACCTTGGTTCAAGTTCTCAAGAATCGGTTGAACGTTTTGTGAAAGGCGAATGGAAAACATCAAAGTATGTACCTGCGCTTTCTAAAATGATTGACGAAATACTTGATAACTCGATTGACGAGGCAATTCGTACTAACTTTAAACATGCGAATAAAATTGATGTATCTATTAATATGGATATGGTAACCGTTACTGATAACGGTCGTGGTATTCCACAAGATGAGATATACGACGAAACCAGTAAGGAACAAATCCTTCGACCAGTGGCTGCTTGGACTCGAGTAAATGCCGGTACATCGTTTGATGATGAACGTGTAACAATCGGTACTAACGGTGTCGGTTCAGCTGCTACCAACTTTCTTTCATCAAAGTTTACTGGTAAAACGTGGTCAAAAGGTAATCAGATTATGGTTACTTGTAAAAATGGCGGCGAAGATGTTAAAGTTACTACACGAGATAAGAATGGTTCTGGTACTGAAGTATCGTTCGTTGCAGACTTCGATTGTTTTGAAACTGATTGTCTTGCCAACTTGGATACTATTGAATTACTCGAAGATCGTTTAATGAGTCTACAAATGGCTTTTCCTGAAATCAAGTTCTCTTTCAATAAGAAAAAGATTTCAGTATCCGATATGAAAAAGTATTCAGCATTGTTTAATCCAAATGTTGTAATTGAAAAGTCTGAAAACGTTTCATTCTTCTTTACTACATCAGAGGATGGTTTCCGAACTAACTCTTTTATTAATGGTGTGAATACTCGAATGGGTGGTACATATGTTGATTTCGTAGTGAATGGTATTGTTGACGAATTGGTAACAATGGTCAAACGTAAATATAAAGTTGAAGTCGCAAAGAATACTATTAAAGGTGGATTAACCTTTGTACTATTCGCTCGTAATTTCGTTAATCCAAAGTTTGACTCACAAACTAAAGAACGTCTAACAAATCCAATGACTAACGTTCGTGAGCACTTTCAAGGTGCTGATTGTAAAGACTTCCAATTCTATGCTCGTAAGATTATTAATAATCCAGATATTATTGATCCAATCATTGAGGCTCAGTTGGCTAAAAAGATAGCAGCCGACAAACGAGCAGCCACGATGGCTCAGAAAAAACTTCAACGAGTTAAGGTTGCTAAACATATCTCAGCAAATCGAAACGATGCTACATTAAAAATCGTTGAAGGTGACTCAGCGATGGGCTTCTTGTTAAAAGTAAGAGATGCCGATAAAGTTGGTGCTTACCCTCTCCGAGGTGTGATTATGAATACGTGGGATATGAAACCTGCTGATGTACTTAAAAACAAAGAGTTGTCAGAATTGGTTAATGTTCTTGGATTAAATATCAATGATCCAAATAGTGTTGATGATATGACATATGAGAATATTGCTACACTAACTGATGCTGACCACGATGGTATTGGTCATATTAGTCCGCTGCTTATTGCTTTCTTCTATAAGTTTTGGCCACGTTTGTTAACTGAAAAACATGTAAAGATTACTCGTACACCAATTATGATTTCATCTAAAGGTGATAAAGTCGAGTGGTTTTATAACTATGAAACAGCATCTAAGTTTAAGACTGACAATCAAGCAGGTTGGAAACATCGTTACATTAAAGGTCTCGGATCACTTACCGAAGAAGAATATGACGTGATTATTAATAAACCACAATATGATACTGTAACAGTTGATGATGCTTCCATATTCCAAATGATGTTTGGGAAAGATAGTTCTTTACGCAAAGAATATATGTTTGCATAATGTTTATTGACATTACGTTAAAAGTGTGATAGAATACTATAGAATCAAAAAGGACAATACTTTATGAGTATATTAGAATTTACTAAGGATGACGTTAATACTAATGATTATCCAATCAGCCACGTAGCTAAAAACGAATGGCTTTCATTTGCCATGTACACGGTTGAATCACGTGCCATTCCAAATATGATTGATGGTTTAAAACCAGTTCAACGTTTTTATCTTTATAGTTCTCTATTGAATTCCAAAAGAGATTTTAAAAAGGTATCAGCAGTTGCTGGTATCATTTCAGATTATGGATATAACCACGGTGAAGCATCGGCTGCAGGTGCCGGTCAACTTATGGCAGCTACATGGAACAACAATGTTTGTTTGGTTGAAGGTAGAGGTTCTTTTGGTACTCGATTAGTACAGGAACCCGGAGCTGCACGTTATGTTTATACTCGAGTTCATAATAACTTTGAAAAATACGTTAAAGATATGGATCTATCACCAGTACACGATGATCCTGAGCATGAGCCTCCTTCATACTATCTACCAGTAATCCCTCTAGTATTGGCTAACGGAACTAAGGGTATTGCTACTGGATTTGCTACCAACATCCTTCCACGGTCCCCTAATGATCTCTCTCGTGCAGTTCGTGAATATTTGCTGAACGGTAATATAGCGAACAGGCTTCCAGTGTCATTCCCTGAATTTGGTGGTTCTGTCACGTATGATATTGAAAACAAACGCTTTATTGTGAATGGCACCTTTGTACGTAACAGTAAGACAGTACTAACCATTACTGAAGTACCATATGGGTATGATCGTGAGTCATACGTTAAAGTATTGAATAGATTGGAAGATGACAACGATATCGTCTCTTATGAGGACAAATGCGATAAGCAAGGTTTTAAGTTTGAAATCAAGTTAAAACTGGCTTCAGCAAATGCTTGGACAGATGAACGTATTATTCGTAAGTTTAAACTGACTAAACCGTTATCTGAAAACCTTACGGTAATTGATGAGAATGGTAGACTACGTGAGTACGAAGATGAACGTGATTTAATTAAAGACTTTTGTGAATTCCGTATTGGTGTATTACAAAAGAGAATTGAATTGCGATTGGTTGAAGCTGCCGAGGAAATTCGTTGGTTAAAAATTAAAATGCAGTTTATTCAAGCTGTTCTTGATGATAAGATTAAGTTTAAAAACCAAAAGAAAAAAGCTGTTGGCGTACAAATCCTAGCTAACACTGAAGCAACTGATGCCGATGTAGACCGGCTGCTTCGTATTAACATTATGAGTTTGACTGACGAGATGGTCAAAGAACTTGCTAAAGAAATCGCAAAGGCTGAAAAGGATGTTCGTTACTGGACAAATACAACGCCAAAGAAACAGTTTATTTTAGATTTAGAAGGAATTGAGTAATATGTTTAATATGTTTAAAAAACCACTTGCCGAAGAACCCATGGAAATGGATATGGACTTTGTAACTGGTTTAACACAAAACCCAGTTCAACCTGAGTTAACATTAGAAGAATCATTTGACCTTGTCTTAGACAGATTAGATTCTATTGAGTCAAAACTTGACATACTGATTGAAAAGAACTAATGTATTACTCAACCTACGGTAAACCAAAAAAAGTATCAAATCCTTTAATGGATAAGATGGTAGTATTTGCAGCCGACTTTTTAGAGATTGATGAAACAATTGAGATTGACTTTGAGGACGACTTTGACGAAGAGTGTGGTTACTGTAATTACAATGAGGAAGGTATTACCATAGGTATTAAACCAACATTAAGTAGAACTGAAATATGTAAAACTCTATTCCACGAAATGGTACATGCCAAACAATATATTAAAGGCGAACTTATTTCTGGCGTAGGAAAGAAACCGTCGCGTTGGTTTGGTAAACCAATTAAAGGAGATAACTATTGGGATTTACCGTGGGAACGTGAAGCATATGAAACTGAAGCTGCCATGTGGGCAATTTTTTCAACTGAAATACTAAAGAAAAGACTTAGATGATTATTGACGTATACATTTCTGAAGACTCTGCTCTAAATGATCTTGCAGCTCGGTTCGTTAAATGGATATGCAAAGAGTATGGAATATTACCAAGAAAAGTTTCTGTTGAGGCACATGATTTAGTTGGAAACAATGGTATGTGCTTTGACGAGCCTGATGGTAAGTTTACTATATTAGTAAAAGACAATAGAGATCTTGGTCATATGTTTACAACGATTGCTCACGAAATGATCCATGTCAAACAATATATGACTCAAAACCTTGGACGTTTACTAGACGAAAACGTTGATATGCCATATGCAGATCGTTGGTGGGAAGAAGAAGCTTTTTCAAATGCAATTCCGTTAGTGACAAGATTTACTAATTTAATTGCACTTTAACTATTGACATTTGATATAGAATCAGTTATATTAGAATCAACAAATAAAGGAATTACACATGTTTTTTGCAACGATAATTATAGGGTCAACTCTTGGAATGTTAATTGGAGCACAATTCATTAGTGATACTAAAACTCCTGAAGGAGAACTTGGTATGCTTGCTTGGGCCCTAGTTGGTGTTATCGCAGGTTGTTTAGGTGCAGCTTTTTTAGGATTTGTGTAAATTAACTGTTGACATTCTTTATAGAATCAGTTATATTAATTAAATAAACAAACAGAAAGAGAATCAATATGGCTTCAATTAATCTAACATTCTTCGAGCAAACTGCAAGACAAAGACGTATCGCTGCATTTGGTCGTAAGATGATGAGTTTTTCGGAAGATGGATTGAATATGAATGTACCTTTAGAAATTCTAAATGCTTTCTCACGTATCGGTGAGGAAATGGCTGAAACAGGCTCAATGAAAAATCTACTACCTGTAGATATTCAAGTTATTAAGTATGCACGGAAGGTTTTATAATGAATATTGATTACTCACCATCTTTTGAAGATATGCTAATCTCTGATATTAGAGACTGGGGTATAGATAACATTGAGGATAGCTTCTCTATGTCGTTAACTGATTTAACAGATAAATATTGGGATAACAAAACTTCCGTTTGGGAAGGTAATGAACTTGACCTTATTTTAGAAGCTGAAGGGTCAGAACCAATCGTTGATTTAGAAACTACATATGGAGAACAACCTTATGAATAATAGTTTAAAGAATACTAGTGCGGCAATTGCTTCACTAGTTCTAGTGACCGCACTGGCGGCGCCTACCATATCTATGGCTGAACAACCAAGCAAAGTGCGAGTTGTTGATTACAATAAGACCATAGTAACATCAGTACCAAGTACACAAGAGGTCTGTGAAAACGTTAAAGTACCTATCTACTCATCTGTGACTACACAAGGTGATGCAGGTGGTGGCGCCTTACTCGGTATGATCCTCGGAGGTATCCTTGGCAAAGGGGTAACCGGAGATGATGGAGGGGCAGCCGCCGGTGCGGTCTTAGGAGGAGTTATTGGCGCGAATGAAGGTCAAACTCGAACAGAGCAACGCATTGTTGGATATGAAACCGAACGTCAATGTGGAACGCGCACTACATATGTTAACAAAGAACGCGAAGTATATAGTCATTCTATTATTCACTTCCGATCTGGTGGACAAGAATACGCTCTAAGGTTTCAACGTTAATGGAAATATTAATCTATAACATTATCTTTTGGACAATATATATTACAGTAGGATCAATTCCTTACATGATAATACAAAAGGAAATAGACAAATAAATGCCATACATATTACTTCGCAACAAGAGTGTGGTTCAGCATATTATAATGGTTGGACCAACAAACGATAACTTTAGAGAGTCAAAAGTAGTTGACTTAAAGTTTGAAACATTAGAGGCAGCCAATGAGGTTGCTGAAGTTTTGAAAGCTAAAGTAAAAGCAGCATAGGTTCCTTAGCTCAGCCGGATTAGAGCAAGTGCCTTCTAAGCACTAGGTCGTAGGTTCGAGTCCTACAGGAATCACCAAATCAATAATGGAACGTAGCATAATGGTAATGCATCGCTTTTTGGTAGCGCAGAGTATAGGTTCGAGTCCTATCGTTCCAGCCAAATAATAGGAAACAAAATGTGGGTATTAGTCTTTATATATTTTTATGACTCAACACCATACGTAGAAACATATGACGTATATACTTCAATGACTGAATGCTTTAGAGGTAGAGAAGCATTGGCTGATGAAGTTGGAAAAGGCGCTGGGTATTTTAAACCCGGACAACAAGCAGTTTGCATAAACCTTCAGTCTACATAGAGACTGTTAGCCCGCGTGATGGAATTGGTATACATATTTGACTTAAAATCAAAGTTTTGCCGGTTCGAGTCCGGCCGCGGGTACCAATACAGGAGAACGACGAATGCCAATTAAATTTGATACTGGGTACTGTTTAATAGAAACGGCGTCGTCTTGATTCCCTCCGAGCACGGAATAATGTGGTTGGCCATTCACAATCTTGGTACTTACATAGAATCCGACATGCCCTTGCCACCCACTATTCCCACGTGTAAAAATGACTACATCGCCTTGCTGAGGTTTATTAACTGGGTTTCCCCACTCTAAAAACGAACGAGCCATTAACGGATATTGGCTTACTTCAGAAGAAGTAGGGTGTCCGTTTTGCTCTAAAATCATATTGACAAACGCTGCACACCACTCAGTTGTTACAGGATCTACACCAAGTAATTGGTAAATAATATTACGATCTTTTACTTCTTCGAGTTTATGGTATGCAAAGGCTTTGTGAGTTAATGTATGTTTAGTAGGGATGTGTACGTGTTGTATAGGAACATTCTCACCTACACATCCTGACAAAAATAATAGTGTCGTAATTATAATAAATACATTTTTCATACAAGGTTATTTATAATGAAAGTTTTAGTTACAGGCGCAACGGGTTATATCGGATCACATGTTTGTTACAAACTGAAACAAAATGGACACTATGTTGAAGGCTGGGATATTAATTTCCATGGTGAGTATAACGACGTATCTTTTATTGACTTGTTTGAAAAGGTAGACATTACAAACATAATGTATAATGAACAAAAGTTTGATGCCGTTGTTCATCTTGCTGGTAGAAGTATAGTACCACAAAGTCTTAAAGAGCCATCTGAATATTATAGAGTAAATGCAATGGGTACTGACCATTTACTTAAAAAAGTTAAAACACCAAACTTTATATTCGCCAGTACTAGCTCGGCATTTGAAATGGCATCGCCATATGCTCGTAGCAAAGTAGCAGCTGAGGATATAATTAAGGAGAAAGCCAATGGGCACACTATTTTTCGCTTTTATAATGTTTCTGGCACTAATGGGACATTACGGCAGCTCGGTGTTCCAAGTCATCTTATTCGCGTGGCTAGTTTGGTTGCTCACGGACAATTACCCGATATTAAAATCTTTGGCACAGACTACCCTACTCGTGATGGGACTTGCATACGTGATTATATACATGTTAGTGATCTTTGTAGCGCTATCGTAAAAGCAGTAGAAACCGGTCCAACAAATACACCATATGAATGCCTTGGTTCTGCGCAAGGGTATTCGGTATTAGATGTAATTGATTCAATGGAAAGAGTTACTGGTAAAAAACTTAAAAAGGTTTTAACAGATAGAAGAGCAGGTGATGCAACTTCATGTATTGTTGATAATTTATCGGAATTGTGTGAGCTTACTAAAACACTTGATGATATGTGCCTAGACCAATATAATCTAGCTTAGTGTACGACTCCCAATGGGAGCCATACTTTTTAAACAGCGAAGCTTTCGCCACAACCACATGATGCAGTTGCGTTAGGGTTTACCACCTTCAAATAAGATCCGCCAAGTTCCTCGATGTAATCAACTGTACATCCAAAAACAAACATTTCTGCCATTGGGTCAAGCCATAAGTTATCAACGGTCGCTTCCTTATCGGTAACTCCCCACTCATACTGAAATCCAGAACAGCCACCACCTTTTACATTAAGTGATACATTTGGCTTACCGACTTTCTTTAAATAGTCTTTTGCTCTATCAGTGACATTTAAAATCATTCAGATTTCCACATAGTCCAAGCACCCCAAGCAATCGCAACGCCTGCTGCAATTTTAGCCAATGGTGCCATAAATAAAATCATAAGACCAAGCGCAATACACACTCCGCCGTCCCATGTGGTTCTTTCTTTTAGTCTGTTTTTAATCCAGCTCATTTTTTTGTTCCCTTCTGTCTAATAATCTTAGTATTAGATTTGGTTTCTAAGTGTTTTAGACGCATTTCCATATCGTCAATCTTTTGAGTGATTTTTGGATACTTTTTACGCCAAGCATTTTCCGGCTGCTCTAACCATGTCCAACCCCAACGTTCAACCAAGAAATCCATTCCTCTATCAAATCGAGCGTATAACCATAACGCCATGCGTGTAGTGCTGAA